GTTGAATTCGATTGTGTTAGTAGCCATGACTTTGCTTTACCTCTGTTGTTGAAATTACAGACCAAACTTCGACAGGATGTCGTCCACGCCTTCCTTCACAACGGTACGCTTGGTATCGCTGTTACGCAGTTGGTCGATGGTGACTCCGTCCAATACTCGTAGCAGATCACGCCGCGCATCCTCCAAGCGCGTGTCGTTAGTCAGGTTGAACTCGGCAAACGTGTTGCATAACTCCAATGCGTCAGTCAGCGTCGACTCGTACATCTTGCGCCGCTTGACCTTGATCTCACCGTCCTCCATGACAGTCTCGCTGTCGCAGCAATGTGAGAACGACTGCAATACCTTGACCAACTGATCCTGCTGCTTGCTGTGAATCTCGTTGATGATGTCGCGTGTCTGCTGCTCAAAGTTGTTACGCAAGTCATCGGCCAAATCGTTGGCAATAGTTACGCGGTAATCGCCCTCTGGGATGTTCATTGTCTGGATGATGACTTTGAATCTGCTCCTGACCTCGTCAGGAGTCGGATAGTCGTCCTTGTTGAACATATCGCCCTGCACGAACGCCTCGTTGCTGATCGCGCTTGGCATGACGACGATGAACTTCTCTAGTAACTCTTCAGATCGCGCCTTGCGATCTTGGATCTCGCCCATGGCTGGAGCGATGCGCGGCGTGGGCAGATAGCCCCACTCGCCGTCCCACGGATAGGTAATACGTTGTACAAAGTTGTACCAAGTCTGCCTGTCGTTCAGGAGTGCGCGCAATTCGGGTACGTCGGCAAAGAGTTGCTTGGTGTATCTCCCTGCGTTACGTGCCGCCTTCTTGTTGGCCGTGACCTCGTCGCTGATGTCCCGATCCTGCTTCGTCGCAGTCCAGACCTTGACCTTGGCGCGGAGCAAGATGCCGCCCGTTGCCAGCGATGTGATGTGCTCGGGTTGCTTTAACAAATTAGATTCCATGACAGTCTCCGTTAGTAAGTTGTCCTGACAATGTCAGGATGTGATTGGTGAATTCCCACTCTACATACATATTATAACATAAGTTGCTATTTAAGTCAACAGTTCAAGCAAACAAAAAGAACAACACCGCACCCGTAAGTGCGGTAACGAACCCATAGGCAAAGCCTAGTTTGAACACCTTCTTACCGAACTTGACCGCAGCCTCGTCAATCTCGGGCTTGATGCTGTTGGTGAATTCCTCCACCACCTCGTCCATTAGCTCACGCTTGATCGCTGCACGCATCGACTGCTCACGTAACAGGCGTAACTCTTCCTCGTCACGCTGTTGATCCGCGTGCCATTGGGCTTGATCGTCGGTGAACCATTCTTCGTCTCTTGTCTTGCTCATCTCACACCTCCACTGCGTCTTCGGCCTCGAAAACAAGGCGTGTACCCTCGTCCTCGTGGCGTATATGGTTAATAAAATCAAACCGTGACCATGCTCGACAGACTGGGCATCCGGCTCGCTGCTCGTCGCACCGCTCGCCCACGTACTTGAGCATCTCTGCTTCTGTAAAGAATCCATCGCTCATGCGTTGTCTCCCGTATAACCCTTCTTCGGCTTACGCATCGCACCGTCTGCGGTGTAAGCATCCTCGACCCATACACCCGCCGTGGTGAATGAGGATTCCCATTCACCGAACAAAGTCTGCGATGTCACTTCCGTGACCTCATCGACAATCTCATCCGCTTCGGGACTATTCGGGTCGTCGATGCCTTCAAACTCATACACCACCACGACACGAAACACTTTCTTGTCCTCGCTCATCGGTAAAACCCTCCCTTGTTGTTGATACCTTTCAAGTCCTCAAGGTTAGTCACCTTGATGTAGTTGCTTTTATGCATCGGCACGACCGTATGTTTGACCTGACGGGCATACTCCTGCCCACAAGGTAGGCACGTACCGAATCCCGCCATGACCCTGCGCGGATCGACTGGGGTGTACATACCTTTGGTCACGCACGCTCGGCAAAAATAGGTGCTCATCCAAGCCTCCTTCCTGACGCTGTCAGGACTATCGTTGATACAACTAAACACCCACGCGACCTCGGGGTTACCAAGGCCGCTAGGCTGCTCACTCGCTCATCGCGGCTCACAACTTTGTAGGCAGATACTCGGAGCTACACGACAGTCCTGACGTTGTCAGGACAAGTTATGGTTCACACTCCTACCGCTGCCGGACATACATTGCCTGTCCGTACCGGCTATGGATCGCGGGTCTAGCCTTTCGCCGCTCTGACCGTACTCTGCACTTCACCTACGGTTTTACACTCCGCACAGGACTATCCGTGTCCTTACCGCTTGGCTTCGCAGTCGCCCATCCGTCACCGCCCCACCTCGCTCGTAATAAATACGGTCAACATGGGATTGATATGGCTGACAGAATTTACAGGCCGCAAACTACTCAACGACTTGTCACCTAGGCGATCCTATGTGCAGTCTCGTACTGCACCACGACCTCGATTGATACTCGAAGCACCGCTGTTTGTCAGACAGCGTCACGGCTCTGCCACCGCGCCTTCACCTACTATCGGCTTACGACTTGTAGGATCGTTGTTGTCCTGACACCGTCAGGACTCGTGGAACCCGCCTCGTTTGGCGAAATTTCCACTATAGACTATATTATAACAAATGTAGTCTTTTAAGTCAAGTAATAAGCAAATTATTTTGTCTGGGCACGATGGACTGGGGGTGCATGGTTTATACGTTGTCCTGACAATGTCAGGAAATGTGTAGTTTTTCGGCAGCGTACACGCTAAGTTGTTGATTAGGTTAGGGATAATTGGAAAGTGGTAATATGTTGTACGCTTTGTACGCAAAATGAAAGTTGTAATAACGTACAAGATTTTGGGTTTTGAGGCAGAGAGGTGGTTCTGTAAGTTATTGATTTTATTATTATTATTATTATTTATTTATAAGAAGAAGAGGTAAAAAGAGGCGTTTGTACGCTTGTACGCTGTTTTTTGAGGGAGAACGGCCGGTAAAAAATTTTCCAAGTTTTTTAAAAAATTTTGCGCTTGCCGAAGAAGACAAACTGGCTCCTCCGTCCCCTAGGTGCGAACAAGCGTACAAGCGTACAAATCGACACTTTTCCCTTTAAGATCAAAGGCTTGGCTTGTTCCCGTCAACTTAAGTGTGAGTACAAGCCAAAAATGTAAGTCATTGATTTTTAAAGAAACGCGAAAAATTTTGTACGCTATTGCAACTTTCAAAGTGCAACTTAGCGCATGGGCTAGGGCTAGAAAACTGGTATCGCGTCATCTAAGCAAACCGATTCTGATCCTGACACTGTCAGGAAGCAGGCGAGTCTTGGCGTGGGCTAAGCAAACCGATTCTGATGTCGTCAAACTTTGGGTCACGCACAAGAAGAGCGGTGTAGACGCATGGCCTGTAACTTGTACATGGGCTAGGGCTAGGGCTAAGGCTTTGGGCTCGGGCTTAGGCTTGGCCTAGCAAGAACTGGTCTCATATAGAACTGGTATCCGTGGAACTGGCTTCGCGGAGCGCAGACGCAAAAAAGCCCCGCCAAGCATGAGCCTGACGGGGCTGTGGTTTAGAAATGAAACTCGTGTTGCTTGGGCGCATCGATAAAATCGAATTCCCACCGAGTCGGTAACTCCAATTTGGTCAACTCCTTTGCCCAGTAGAACGCTTGGCAAAACGAATCGAACTCCGAGCAGAACTCGACCATGCCGCCATGGTCGCCCATGCGAGTGTGGAACACTTTGTAAACAATCATTAGACGATGCCTCCGTGATAAGAGAGGGGCGGCTCGCGCCGCCCCCCGTAGTCCTGACAGTGTCAGGAACCCGCCCGATCAGCCGCCGCGATGATTTCATCGGCCAGAGCAGGATCAAACGCCGCCTCCAACATGATGGAACAAAGTGCCGTCCATTGACCCTCAGACACCACCGAATCGTCGCCGTTGTCCTTGGCATATCGCGCGCGCTTCTTGGTTCCCGCCTTGTGCAGACCGTTGAGCAGATCGGCGAAATCCTGTTTCGCACCACCCGCACGACCCGACGCATCGGCTTTCCAACCGCGAGACAACGCCTGATCAACATCATTGTTGATCCAGTCGCGCATACCCTGACCCTTGCCATCCGGCCGCTCACCAACCGCCGTGCCGCGCATCCAAGCCTTGACACCGTTCGGCTTTTCAGCAACCGACGCGAGAGTCTTGAGATCGACGCCTAGCGCGAATGCCGCCGTGAAAGTGTGATTCACAGGCAAAGCAGACTCGACCGGTGTCCACTTTTTAGCCAGGCGAGACCACACGCGAACCGGCAGATACTTGTCGTCGTCGCCCACCTTGTGCACCTCGACCGAATAGTGCGCGCGAGTCTTGGCCGAATCGGTAGCCATGGTCTTGAGCACCGCGTGCAACGCCTTACCGATTTCGGACTCACGATCGAACCGCTCGACCCCGTCGCGCTTGATCACCGGAACACCCGCCGCGAGGCAGAGCGCCGCGAAATCAGACTGAAACGACTCGGTGTCGACCGACGTAGAAATCTGAACGTCGATAGCCTTGACCGCGACCGCCTCAGCCTTGGCGAGAATATCGGCAGCCATTGACGGGTTGACCGACTTCGAGACCGCGACAGCAACTTTGTTTGACTTAGCCATGATATGTATAACTCCACTAGATGATGTATTCCTGACATTGTCAGGAGTCAGCGAGAACACCCCGCCGACGATTCTATTATACCACTTCTGTTATACTTTGTCCAGTCAACGGCAAGCAGACGCAGCGGATTTTTGGGCGGCGTAACCTCAAGTCCATTACGTCGTCTAGGGTTTAGCAAAATCGAACTCAAGCCCACACAATGTGCAAATCGTTGACGTCGTCACCCCACCGTACCCCCACCCTCCGCGCTGCGTTTACCTCCTGCGTAGCGGCGTAATACACTCGAACTCTCACAAATCCCCACTACATTTACAAAACTCGGCTAGGCAGACCCCACCCCCTCGTATACAGAACCCCCCCGGTATCTCATTTGGTACCATGCTGTTTTTTTATATATTTATTTTGTACTATCCACACCCATGACTGATACGGTGCTTGTTCCAGAGATCGACGAGAACATCCCGCTGCCCGCTAACGCGGCTGAAGCCTTGCCTGAATTGTCTGCCGAGGCAGAGATCCAGATGCGGGCCCGCACCATAAAGTTGATCTCAGATTTAACAGGTATACCCCTTGTCCCAACTGAGCAGGACAAGGACGAAGCCGAGAAGTTGGCTCGTCAGATGATCGAAGATCCCAAGAAGCGGATTGAATTTAGTAAGTATCCGAACGAAACAATGGCGTGGCTGGCCGGTATGGTGCAGCAAAGCAACTGTTCGCTCGTAGATGACCTTTCTGAATACAAAAATTACGTGATTAACAGGCTTGTTTCTGAGATTGAAACGACAGCCGATGCCAAAATTCGTGTGCAAGCCCTCACAAAGCTTGGCGAAGTAGACGGTGTGGACGCATTTAAGAAGCGTACAGAGACCACACACATTATTAAGCCCATCGAAGAGGTCGAAAAAGAGCTTATTCAGGTCATTAACGTGCTGGAAAACGTCGAATACAAGGTTATAGAAGGCGAAAATGCAGCAGATAACGCCTGAATCGCTGCAAAAATTGAAGTTGGCGCTGCCCAATATGCCGGATAAGGACAAACGGCGTGTGGCGGAGCTACTAAAACAGTATCAGAACCAGATAACGCAGAAATTAGGTAAGGATTCGTTCTTAGATTTCATCAATCATGTGTATCCGGGCTACAAGGTAGGCCCTCACCACCGCAAATTAGCCAGAATCTTTGAGGAAATTGCGGCAGGCAAGAAAAAGCGTGTAATCGTGAACATCGCTCCCCGTCACGGTAAGAGCGAGATGATCAGCTACCTAGCACCAGCGTGGTTTCTGGGCAAATACCCGCATAAAAAGGTCATTATGGCGTCTCACACCGCCGACCTCGCCGTTAATTTCGGCAGACGTGTGCGTAATTTAGTGGGGGCGGAGAATTACCGTGACATCTTTCCTAATGTCGAACTTCAAGCAGACTCTAAAAGTGCTAGCCGTTGGGGTACTAACTTTAATGGCGAGTATTTTGCTATCGGTGTTGGCGGCGCTTTGGCTGGCCGTGGTGCTGATCTCTTTATTATTGACGATCCTCATTCCGAGCAAGAGGCTAAGCAAGGCCGCGCAGACGTATTTGAACCGGCGTGGGAATGGTTCCAATCAGGCCCTGTACAACGACTGATGCCGGGTGGCGCGATCATCGTGGTGATGACGCGCTGGAGTAAGCAGGATCTGACCGGGAAGATCGTGGATCACATGACCCGCGAGGAAGAGGCAGATCAGTGGGAAGTCGTGGAATTTCCCGCGATTCTTAATGAGAAACCCCTCTGGCCTGAGTTCTGGGACATTAATGAGTTGCTGGCTAAAAAAGCCAGTATGGACGTGCGGTATTGGCAAGCCCAGTACATGCAACAGCCCACGTCCGAGGAAGGCGCACTCATCAAACGTGAGTGGTGGCAGACATGGGAGGCTGAGAACCCGCCCCCGTGCGAACACATCATTATGTCGCTCGACACCGCGCAGGAGAAATCCAACCGGTCAGACTACAACGCCCTCCTTACATGGGGTGTCTTCTTTAATGAAGAGGTCAAGAACTACAACATTATTCTTCTCAACAGTATTCGTGAGCGATTGGAGTTCCCAGAGCTTAAGGAGTTAGTCCTTGAGCAGTACAAAGAGTGGGACCCAGACACTTTTATTGTTGAGAAGAAATCCAACGGCGCGGCTCTCTATCAGGAGATGCGACGTATGGGTGTGCCCATATCCGAGTTCACTCCGGGTAAAGGACAGGACAAGATATCGCGTGTAAATGCAGTATCCGATCTGTTCTCTTCCGGTATAGTCTGGGTGCCTGATCGACGTTGGGCTTGGGAAGTCGTGGAGGAATGCAATGATTTCCCATCCGGCACCCACGATGACTTGGTGGACGCCACCACCCTAGCCCTCCTCCGATTCAGGCAAGGCGGGTTCATTAGGCTCCCATCCGACGAGCCAGAACCAACTAAGTGGTTTAAGAGCCACAAGCGCGAAGGCTATTACTAGGAGAATTTAGATGGCCGTCGATAAAAGTTTATATGAAGCCCCTCTGGGATTGGAAGCTCTCGCGGCTGAAGAGCCTGCGATTGAGATCATGGTCGAAGACCCGGAGAGCATGGCTATCGGTATCGATGGCATGGTCATTGAGATGGTTAAAGATGAGCCTCGTGCAGAGGACTTCGATGCCAACCTCGCTGACTTCATGGGTGAAGGCGAGTTACAAAGCCTCGCCTCTGAACTCATTGGCAACTACGAGCAAGATCTCTCAAGCCGCAAAGATTGGCTGGATACCTACGTCAAAGGTTTGAAGATCCTTGGCATCCGCTATGAGGATCGGACAGAACCGTGGCCCGGTGCCTGTGGTGTGTTTCATCCTTTGCTGATGGAGTCGGCGGTTAAGTTCCAGTCCGAGACGATCATGGAGACCTTCCCTGCAATGGGTCCGGTCAAGACCAAGATCATTGGTAAGGAGACACCTGAGAAGCGTGACTCTTCTATTCGTGTCGCTGATGACATGAATTACCAACTGACCGAGGTGATGAAGGAGTATCGCCCGGAGCATGAGCGTATGTTGCTCAGCCTCGCCTTGGCAGGTAACGCCTTTAAGAAGGTGTACTTCGACCCGTCCTTGGGTCGGCAGATTGCAGTCTATATTCCCGCCGAAGACATCATCGTGCCTTATGGCGCGGCGAATTTGGACACGGCTGAGCGTGTTACGCACCGTATGCGTAAGACGAAGAATGAGGTTCGCAAACTTCAGTACGCAGGGTTCTATCGGGATGTAGATCTCGGTGAGCCGATGCGTGTGATGGACGAGGTGGAGAAGCAGAAGGCTGAAGATCAAGGCTTCAGTGCGTCAATGGACGACCGTTTCCAACTCCTCGAAATGCACGTGAATATTGAGCTTCCGGGGTATCCAGATGTCGACAAAGATAACAACGAGACGGGAATCGCTCTTCCGTACGTCGTCACGATTGAGAAAGGAACGGGAACAATCCTCGCCATCCGCAGGAACTGGAGAGAGGACGATAAGCTTAAAGAAAAGCGACAGCACTTCGTCCACTACGGATACATACCCGGATTTGGATTTTACTACTTCGGCCTTATTCACCTTATCGGGGGACATAGTAAGGCTGCAACGTCGCTCCTTCGCCAACTCGTTGACGCGGGAACTCTCAGTAATCTCCCCGGAGGACTCAAGTCTAGAGGACTTAGAATTAAAGGAGACGATACTCCAATCGCTCCGGGTGAGTTCCGAGACGTAGACATTCCCTCTGGCGCTATCCGCGACAACATTCTCCCCCTGCCGTACAAGGAGCCGTCACAGACTCTGTCTGTATTGATGGATCGTATCGTGGAGGAAGGACGCCGCTTCGCTGCGGTGTCGGATCTAAAAATTTCCGATATGTCTTCGCAGGCTCCGGTTGGCACGACACTCGCTGTGCTTGAGCGCGTTCTGAAGGTGATGACGGCGGTGCAGGCTCGCGTGTACTACGCGATGAAGCAGGAGTTCAAACTCCTTGCTGGAATCATCCGTGACAACACGCCGGAAGATTATGCGTACGAGCCGGAAGTCGGCGATCGCAAAGCGAAGAAGGCTGACTATGATGATGTTGATGTCATCCCGGTCAGTGATCCGAACGCATCCACCATGTCGCAGAAGGTGGTGCAGTACCAAGCCGTCCTGCAACTCTCACAAACTGCGCCGCAGCTTTACGATCTTCCGTATCTGCATCGTCAGATGATTGAGACGTTGGGTGTGAAGAATGCGGATCGTATTGTGCCGTTGGCGGGCGATGCCAAGCCGCGTGATCCGATCACTGAGAACATGGACGTGATGACGGGTAAACCTGTCAAAGCCTTCATGTATCAGGATCACGAAGCGCACATCGCTGTGCACATGGCCTTGGGACAAGATCCGAAGATTGCTGCACAGATTGGGCAGAACCCGATGGCGCAGCAGATCACAGCCGCGCTTCAGGCACACATCATGGAGCATACGGCGTTCCAGTATCGCCGCGAGATCGAGAAGCAGTTGGGCGCAGCGTTGCCCCCGCTTCCGCAAGACGACCGAGAAGAATACGACCTGCCGCCTGAGTTCGAGGCGCAGTTGTCGCAGTTGGCAGCAGCCGCTGCCGCACGTGTGTTGCAGAAGGATCAGGCCGAGGCTCAGATGCAGCAGGCCGCGCAGCAGCAGCAAGATCCGCTCGTTCAGATGCAGATGATGGACTTGCAGATCAAACAACTTCAGGCGCAGACCAAAGCGCAGCAGTTGCAGATGGAGGCTCAGATTCAGCAGGCCGAGGTTGCACGCAAACAGCAGAAAGATCTGATAGATGCCGCTACCAAGGCCGACGAGTTGGAGCTTCGCAAAGCAGAGATTTCTGGTCGTCAGCAGCTTGAGGCAGCGCGTCTCGGCGTGGACATCCAGAAAGACAAAGCCGCTATTTCTGCCAAACAGCAGATCGAAGGCGTACGTCTTGGCCTAGAGATAGGCAAGGCGCGTGATGAATCAGAAATGAGAAAACAGGCTACACCGCCTGCACTTGAGGAGTAATGAATGAGTTATTCAAACGCTCTGGAATACCTTGAATCAAAACTCAAGGATGAGCGCACATTAATTGTAGAAAACCTCATCCAAGGCAAATTGGACGAAGGCGAATACAAACGCCTATGCGGGGCGTTACAGGGTCTCGACCTCGCAGTGGGATACATCAAAGACCTTGCAAAGCGTATAGAGGAATCATGAGTAATATCAATGTTGAGAGAACACAGGAAGAAGCCAAGAAAGCAAGCCTACTGCCCGAACCCCGAGGATATCGAATCCTTTGTGCTTTACCGCACGTGGAGGAAGAGTTTGAGGGAGGCATTATTAAGGCCGACGACACCAAGCGCGTTGAAGAGCAGACCACTGTAGTTCTGTTCGTCATCAAGCTGGGCGATCTTTGCTACAAGGACGAGGCTAGGTTCCCCACTGGGCCGTGGTGCAAAGAAGGTGATTTTGTTCTCACCCGTCCGTACACAGGCACTCGCGTGGTCATCCACGGTCGAGAGTTCCGCATCATCAACGACGACACGGTAGAAGCGGTGGTCGATGACCCCCGTGGAATCCGTCGCGCATAAGGAGTGATTTATGGCTAATGAAGAGTACAAATTTCCGGACGAGGTAGAGGCAAAAGCCGAAGCCGCCCCGGAACCAGAATTTAATATTGAGATTGAAGACGATACCCCGGCTGAAGACCGGGGCCGGACTCCGCTACCTAAAGAGGTAGTTGACGAGTTGGATAAGGACGACCTTGAGGAATATTCCGACAAGGTTAAGAAGCGTCTCTCTCAGATGAAAAAGGTCTGGCACGACGAGCGTCGTGAAAAAGAGCGTGCTTTCCGTGAGCGAGAAGAAGCTCTGCGGTTTGCTCAGATTCGTGAGCAAGAAATTAAGCAGCTTAAGAGCCGTCTTGGTAATGGCGAAAAGGCTTATATCCAAGAGGTCACTAAGTCAGCTTCTAATGAATTAGCGGTGGCTAAAGATAAACTTAAGCAGGCATATGAATCCGGAGATCCCGGTCTTATTGCTGATGCTCAAGAACTGCTGACCGACGCTAAGCTCAAGGTTAAGCAGTACGAGAATTTCCGACCCTCTTTACAAGAAGAGGAATCAGTAGTACAACCAACACAACAGTATCAAGTGCCGCAAGCACCTCAACCCGTCGCGGACCCAAAAGCCGAGGCGTGGAAAGAGAAAAATGCTTGGTTCGGTACAGACGAGGAGATGACCGCCCTCGCTTTGGGACTGCATGAAAAATTGGTCCGGTCTGGAGTCGATCCGCGTAGCGACGATTATTACGACCGAGTTAACGCGACGATGAGGAAGCGATTCCCCGATTATTTCGAGGAAGAACAACCTCAAACGAGAGAGGCCGAAAAGCCTGCTCGCACAAAACCAGCCAATGTAGTGGCTCCGGTCACGCGGTCATCCGCGCCACGTCAGATTCGTCTGACGCCGACACAGGTCATGCTCGCTAAGAAGCTTGGTCTGAGTAATGAGCAGTATGCCCGTGAACTTATGAAATTGGAGACTAACTAAAATGGCTGAAAATAGACTCGCACGCGAACTCGAAAATCGGGAATCAGCGCAGCGCACAAAGACTTGGACTCCCCCTCAGACGCTTCCGGCCCCAAATCCGCAAGCAGGGTGGGTGTTCCGATATATCCGGACTAGTATCATGGGTACCGCAGACCCATCGAATACCTCCGCAAAATTCCGTGAAGGTTGGGAGCCTGTAAAGGCAGAAGACCATCCGGAGTTAATGCACATGACCGACCCAAATTCCAAATTTAAAGGGAATGTGGAGATCGGTGGATTGTTGTTGTGTAAGGCACCGGAAGAGCTAATGAAGCAGCGTGATGACTATTACGCCCAGCAAGCAAAGGCTCAACTCCAGTCCGTAGATAACAACTTTATGAGGCTGAACGATGAACGTATGCCCCTCTTCAGTGAGAAGAAGACCACGGTCTCGTTCGGTAAAGGTAAATAACTTTTTTGGAGTAACAAATGGCTTATCCTACTGTTAGCAAGCCGTATGGCTTGAAGCCGATCAACCTGATCGGTGGACTGCCGTTTGCCGGAGCGACCCGTCAGCGCCGAATCGCTTCCAATGCGTCGAGCATTGGTTACGGTGACCCGCTGAAGTTCGTGAATGACGGCACGGTGGCTGTGACGACCGAAGAAAGCACGGCTCCCACTCGCGGTTTCGCGGGTGTGTTTTTGGGCTGTTCGTTTGTGTCCTCTGTGACGGGTCAGCCGACCTACTCGCAGGCTTGGATTTCGGGCACCTCGGTGAAGTCTGGCACGTACATTACTGCGTACGTGGTGGAAGATCCGAACACCCTGTTCCAAGTGGCTGGTGTGTCGTCCTCGACGGTGGTTTCCACCTCGACCGGCTTCACCTACTCGGACGTTGGTCTGAACGTGGCTTTGGTGGCGAACACGCTGAATACGACGACGAACGATTCCCAGCAGGGTGTCCTCGTGTCGTCTGCCAGCACTACGCTGTCGCTGCCGATGCGTATCATTGACGTTGTGCCGGACACGGCGTTCGACGTAAGCGGTACCGTGTACTACCCAGAAGTCATCGTGAAGTTCAACGCTCCGTACGTGAACTCGGGTGTCATCGAAGGTGGTCACGCTTACAACAACCCGACCGGTCTGTAATAGGGAGTTCTAAGACATGGCTATTTCACGCGCACAATTACTCAAAGAGCTCCTTCCGGGTTTGAACGCCCTGTTCGGCCTTGAGTACAAGACCTATGGTGAAGAGCACAAGGAGATCTACGAGACTGAGACCTCCGAGCGTTCTTTTGAAGAAGAGACGAAGCTGAGCGGATTCTCCGCTGCCCCGGTCAAGT